CGGCGCGAGAGGAGCGGCTTGCCCGCGAAACAACTGCAGCCGACTTCAAGTGGCTGATGAACGACCCGCGTGGGCGCCGCTTTGTGTGGCGCCTCATGGGCCGCTGCAAGGTGTTCGAGCCCGTCTTTAACACCCATGGCGGCGTGATGAACTTCAACGAAGGCCGGAGAGATACCGGCCTTTTTCTTTTGGGCGAGATCGACCGGCTGTGTCCCGCGCAGTTCGCGGTAATGGCAGCAGAGAACGCCCGCAAACCCGAGGAAACGGAAACCAATGACTGACTCGACTACAGCCAGCGCCCCGGAAACAACCACCAGCGCAGCGACAGACGTTCAGTCCGGAGCCCCTACCGAAGCCCCTCAGCAAGCACCGGTCACGCCGGAGCCTGCCGCAGAGGTTAAGCCAGGGGACACCGGCCAGCCGCCGCAGCCTGAATACACCGACTTCTCCCTTGCCGATGGCATGGAGCTCGACACCGAAGTGCTCGACAGCTTCAAGGGGATCGCCAAAGAGCTTGGCATCACCCAAGAGGCCGCACAGAAGCTGATCGATCTCCAAGGCCAGCTCGAGGCGAAGCGAGCAGTGGCGCAGCAGCAGCAACTGGCCGAACAGGCGCAGCAATGGGCCGACGCCGTAAAGGCGGACAAGGAGATCGGCGGCGAGAACTACGACAAGAGCGTGGCAACCGCCGTGAAGGCCATCGAGCAATTCGGCAGCCCCGAACTGCGCAACCTGCTGAGCGAGACCGGAATCGGTAACCACCCCGAACTGGTCAAGTTCTGTCATCGCATTGGCAAGGCACTGAGCGAGGACAACCTCGTGATGGGCGGCAATCAGAAGCCATCCGCGCGTACCGCTGACGTGCTGTTTGGCGACATCAAACTGAGTTGAGGACTGATATATGGCAACCTTGAGCACCACCAACCCCACGCTGGCGGACCTCGCCAAGCGCCAGGACCCGGACGGCAAAATCGCCAAGATCATCGAGCTGCTGAACGGCACCAACGAGATCCTGGACGACATGCCCTGGATGGAAGCCAACGACGGCACCGGTCACAAGACCACCATCCGCTCCGGCCTGCCGCAAGGCACCTGGCGCAAGCTGAACTACGGCGTGCAGCCCGAGAAGTCGACCACCGTGCAGGTGCGCGACGGCACCGGCATGCTGGAAAGCTACGCCGAGGTTGACCGCAAGCTGGTCGAGCTGGCCAAGGACAAGTCCGGTTTCATGCTCTCCGAGCACAAGGCCTTCCTCGAAGGCATGAACCAGAACATGGCTACCCAGCTGATCTACGGTGACGCCTCGCTGAACCCGGAGCGTATCACCGGCCTTGCGCCGCGCTTCAACAGCAAGAGCGCCGAGAACGGCCAGAACATCATCGATGCCGGCGGCACTGGCTCGAACAACACCTCGATCTGGCTGTGCTGCTGGGACGAGACCACCATCCACGGCATCTATCCGGAAGGCACCGTTGGCGGCCTGAAGGTCGGCCCGAACAAGGAAGAAACCCTGATCGACGCCGCTGGCGGCCGCTACGAGGGCTTCCGCACTCACTACGAGTGGAACGCTGGCCTCACCCTGCGCGACTGGCGCTACGTGGTGCGCATCGCCAACGTCGATGTCACCGCGCTTACCAAGAACGCTTCGGCCGGTGCTGACCTGATCGACCTGATGGTTCAGGCCATCGAGCTGCTGCCGAACGCCCGCGTCGGCCGCCCGGTGTTCTACGGCAACCGTACCGTCCGCAGCTTCCTGCGCCGGCAGATCGCCAACAAGTCCAACGTCTGGCTGAACATGGAAGAGGTCGCAGGCCGCAAGGTTATGACCTTCGACGGTGTTCCGTTCAAGCGCGTTGACGCCATCCTCAACACCGAGGCTCGCGTGGTTTAAGCCGCGCAGCCTCTGACATAGGAGAGTTTCACATGGCGATCATCGATCGTTTCCTCCAGGTCTCTGCCGGCCAGGCCGTGACCGCTTCCGCTGCGTCCACCGACGTGATCGACGCGGGTGCTACCAAGAACGCCAACATCGGCCGTGACATCGGCGCCGGCACCCCGCTGTTCATGGAGTTCGACGTGCTGACTACGGCCGCCGCGGCGGGCGCAGCTACCGTCACCTTCTCGGTGCAGGACTCGGCCGACAACAGTTCCTTCGCCGATGTCGTGGCAACCAAGGCCGTGCCGCTGGCCGAGCTGACCGCTGGCAAGCAGTTCTTCCTGCCGCTGCCTCCGGGCATGCGTCGCTATGTGCGCGCCTACTTCACCGTAGGCACTGGCCCGCTGACCGCGGGCTCGTTCAACGCGCAGATCGTCGACGGCGCCAACTACCAGCGCGCCTATCCGGACCTGCTGTAAGGAGGTAGCCCATGCGCGTTAAAGCAACGGCGCCCGGGTTCTATGGCTGCCTGCGTGATGTCGGCGAGGAGTTCGACATCAGCGGCGAGCAAGACCTGGGCAACTGGATGGCGAAGGTTGGCGATAAGCCCAAGCCTGAAGCCAAGGCGAAGCCCGGCCCCAAGCCGGCCGCCAAGCCTGAAGAGTCGGACAACCTGCCCGACGCGTAACACCAAGGGGCCTTCGGGCCCCTACTCATTTCCGGAGATCGCATGGCCAGTGTCGTCCAAATCTGCAACATGGCGCTCACCCGCATCGGGCAGAACCAGTTCATCGACTCGATCGACGAGCAGAGCAAAGCGGCCGAGCTGTGCGCGCTCCATTACGAACTGTGCCGGGATGAGGTGCTGCAGGCCTTCCCCTGGCCGTTCGCCGAGGCGCGTGTCTCGCTGGCAGATATCGGTTCGCCGCCGCAGAACTGGGCCTATCGGTATCGCTACCCGACCGACTGCCTGCAGATCCGGCGCATCACCGTGCCCGGCATGGTCATGCCGCGGGCAGACGACCGCATTCCGTACCAGGTCGTCAACGCCTCTGGCGGTCGCGCCATCGTGACCAATCAGGAACAGGCCGAGATCGCCTACACCGCGCGGGTCGAGGACACGACCTACTTTTCGCCAATGTTCACCAATGCGCTCGCGTGGCGGCTCGCTGCGGAGCTTGCAATGGGGCTGCAGGCCAAGCCTGAGAACTACCAGGCAGCCATGCAGAACTATCAGATCACCATCAGCCAGGCTCAGGCGCTTGCCTTCGAAGAAGTCGAGGATGGCCCGGCCCCTGAATCAGAGTTCATACAGGCGCGCAACTAATGGGTACATCCACCATTCAGCCGTCGTTTGCGGCCGGCGAACTGGCGCCGTCGCTGTATGCGCGCGTCGACCTGGCCCGCTACCAGACCGGTCTGCGCCTGTGCTCGAACTTCTTCGTCATGCCCTATGGTGGAGTGAAGAACCGCCCTGGCACCGTGTTCGTGAACGAGACGAAAGGCAGCGGCGTGGCCCGCCTGATCCCGTTTCAGTTCAACGACGAGCAGACCTACGTCCTCGAGTTCGGCAACCTCTACATGCGCGTCTACAAGGACGGCGGGGTGATCGAGTCGAGTCCAGGCGTTCCGTATGAGATCGCAACGCCGTTCACCGCTGCGCAGCTGTTCGAGCTGAACTACACGCAGTCGGCGGACATTATGACCATCGTCCATCCGTCGCACGCGCCGCGGCAACTGTCGCGCCTAGGCCATGCCAACTGGACGCTGGCCGCTATCAGCTTCGTGCCGAGCATCGACGCGCCAACAGGCCTTACCGGTTCTGCGCGCTCTGGCGGCTCAGGCGACACCACGACCTATCGTTACGTCGTCACCGCCGTGGCTGATAGCGAGGTTCCGGAAGAAAGCCTGCCGTCGGCATCAGTCGCCGTTACCAGCTGGGACAACAAGGCCGGCGCATCGCTGAGCTGGTCTGCGGTCACTGGCGCCGACTACTACAACGTTTACAAGGACTCGAACAGTTCGGGCATCTACGGCTTCATCGGCAAGGCTGACGGGCTCACCTTCAACGACATCAACATCGCGCCGGTCAAGACGGATACCCCGCCGACTGGCAATAACCCGTTTGTTGGGGCTGGAAACTACCCGGGCGCCGTTGGCTACTATCAGCAGCGCCTGTGCTTCGCTGGCAGCGACCTGTCGCCGCAAACCGTGTGGATGAGCAAGACTGGCAACTTCAAGAACTTCGGTTACGCGACGCCGGTGAAAGACGATGACTCGATCACCTTCACCA